GTTTGTCTTGTCCGGAACCCACACGACGGCGATTGTGCACTGCTGGAAGGCTGTTGCCACGACGTCGAAATGGTACTTCATCGATCCTCTCCAGTACATGAAGGCGTTGGCTACGTAGGAGAGGGGTGTCCAGTCGACGTGGCTCGGATTTCCCACCGGGCCAGCACTCGCAGAAGCAATCGGGCTGACTCCGCAGGCATACAGCTGTTGGTTTTCCGTGTCCGTTGTCTTGATCTCGAAAGTGTCCGTGATCACTGGCGTGGTGATGACCTTCTTCAGGGTCACTTTGTCCGGCTTCTGGAACTTCTCGTTGGTCACTGGGAGAAAGGGAGATTCGCTCAGGCTGAGGGCATTCGTGCTTCCCTCGCCATGGATCCAGCTCGACGCGGTTCGCTTTGTAAACTTGGCGGATTCGCCTGGCTGATTCGGCTTGTCGAGAAACATCCCGGCAATTCCAGCAACTTGGGACGCAATGCCCATCACACTCGAGATCGCACTCGATATCGGTTGGAGAGCTGAGGACAGAGGATCCGAAGCTGCTGCTTGAGCGTGAGCCGCTGCCGGAGACGGAGTCGGGGGACCGGCTGCGCTCTTGCAAACGCACGGTGTCTCCATACACGCTGCGCACACGCCAGCCGAGACCAGCGTAGCTTGTGGGGCGTTGTTCGTTGGCGTAGTGTAGCCGGATGGAGAGAGGGAATCGAATCTTATCCATATGTTGATGCTGACTGAGGAGCTGGCTCCCGTCGAGAAGGCCAGGGGGATATACGGTGTCCAGCTTAGTGTTCCGAAGGTTTGGTGGCTTACTGGGGTGTAATCTTGCTTCATGTAACGCTGATGCCAGCCCGTATACGGCACCGAGAGTGAGAGCGAGTCCGAAGCCGAGGCCTGCAGCTTTAAGTGGGGGAAACCACTGTACACTATCGGCCCCGATCCCCGTCCTAGCGTCGCATTTTCGCTGTGCATGTTGGCTGGGATGAAGGTCAGGAGAGACATCCCCTGATGGAATCCTGTCCCGTTGAGTTTCACGATGAACGTCATATTCATCCGGTTGTAGGCTAGGTAATCGAGGTACTTGTAAAGCGTCGATTTGGTGAAGTTTGGCAGATCCTCGAAAAGTTTCCAAGTCTGCTGGGTCGATCCCACTGACCAGTCGATGTGAGCTGCAAGAAACGAGCGTCCCGCAAGCTTGTGCCAATCGACTGTCTCCAGTTGGGTGTCGTCCGTCCATGATGTGAGGTAGCTGTCCTTCTGGACAAGATCTCCCTCGAATTCGATCTGTTGATTCGTTGAGGCCATTGTTAGTTTGGTTTTCGGCTTCTTCATCCTCTTCCTCCGTTGTGCCAATCCCGCTCATCTGACGATAATAGGCGGCATACTTGGAGAAGGGGTAGATCACGCAGGGGAAGCCGTACTTTTGCGAGATCTTGGCGATGAACTTTGTCACTTTATCGAAGGTTTCTTTGCCATGAGGCCAGAGGTCGGTCATGACTGACTCAACCAATTGTTGGTAGAGCTCATCTCGGACAGCTTTGGGATATTGGCCGCGCATGTAGTAGAGCCGGTCGAGGATGTGATCCACTTCCATGACTCCAACCCACAAACGACTATGCTTGTCGTTGACGTCGAGGGAAATCAGCCGGGGGTAGCGTCCGAGGAACATCACTTCACTTCTCGGCACGCACTTGTCGACTGGGGCAATCTTGTTGCCATTTTGAATCTGGAGGAGGTCCATGCCGATCTCCTTAAATCGGTGGTGGAGGGTGATGAGGTTGTAATCATTGATGGCGTAGTCGCTGACGCTCATCGCAAGGTCGTCGCCGTAGACGAAGGCACAGACGTGATTGTCATAGGTGAATTCCATGTCCGTGTCAGCGAAAATCATCCGCCAGAAGGCCCGAAGGCACAACTCTTGGTAGAGGGAATTAAGGATACTAGTGATTTGGCAGCCTGATGGGTTGCCGCCATCACGAGGATAACTCTTGTTGAACCAGGTTTCAGGAGCATAATTCATTGCGTAGCCAAGAGTTTCGATCACATTCTTCTCCTCCTGTGTCGCTCCTTCGAGACGGACGCATTCTGTGAAGATTCTGTTGATGAATGGCATAACTCCAGGATGGAGGGTAACGTCAAAGGATTTGTAATCTCCGATGACATAATTGGGATGAGCGAAGAAATTGCGCCACAACAAACTATAGATTGGGCCTAGGTGCGAAATCCCGACCTTGCAGGCCAGGACTTCTGGGTGGGAGCTCAAGAACTCACACACCGCAGCTGTGTAGCGCTTGTAAATTATGTTGATGTGGAAGGGGAGGCAGTTGATGACTCTTGTTTTGAGGTTGTCGAGGACTTTTTCCACAGGCAGGATCTCGTCCTTGAGCTGGCCTTCGATGCGGAACTCCGGCACAACTCGTCGCTTCAGCTTCTCCTCGGCATCAGCATAGAGTGCCATGAACTCAGGGCCTTGGGCATCCTTCCGCACTCTCAGCGGGGCGTCTGGGGAAGGGCGCTCTAGGATCCCATTCTTGCCTACCCAGAGCGATGAACGGCTGTAAGGGAATCCAGCAGAGTTGTCGAGGCGAACTGGTGAGGGAGAAAGACTGGGATGGCCATTGAGGACTTTGTCAAGGTCCCAAACTCCACTGTAGTACGGGAACTGCGGGTGCCGCTTGATCTTGTTGATCATGTCAGAGGCCGCCCCCGAAAGAGCAGCCTCAAAATCAGCTGGAAGCTGGTGTACGGCAGTCTCCACAACCCGACGAGTGAAG